AACCTCCGACTGCAGCCAGTCGATCTGCTTCTCGTACTCGTGAGCGTTAGTCAAGTCCACGCAGTCATCCATGACGATCAAGTCAGCACGGGCACCGTAGATGTGGCCCCGAACACCGATGGCCTGCACCGTCGGATCTTTCTCACCAGAGTCACGGGCGGCATCGGACAGATAGATCATCGTCCGGTTCCACGCCTCAGAGTCCTTATCGAACCCACCCATCGGGGCGTACCGGGAGATCATCTCCGCGTACTTGGGGTGCGTCAGCCGGGTCTTGATGGCGTAGAGCATTTTCTCAGCCATCGTCTGGGTCTTGGACACCAGCAAGATCCTGATATTCGGATCCATCGCAATCCGGTACGTGCAGTAGTTGATCGTTATCGACGTTGTCTTGGCATGCTCAGGGGGCATGTTCACGCAGATCAAGTCCCGCTCACCGGGCTGGAAAGTCATGCCGGGGTGAACCCATGACGGGTCACGGCCCTCAATCAGATCCACCACGTTCTGCATGTGGGGGAAGACCTGGGCCTCCAGATACCGCTCCGAGAACTCAGGGAACCCCAGCTCCTCGCCGGCAACCGGCGCAGCCATCGAGCGCATCGTGCGAATCCGCTCAACCGCCGCAACAAACTCCTTATCGTCACGCCGCCAACGCTCATACGTGGTGCGACCACGATCAATAGCCGTGAGCGCATCCGTCACACCCATGCCCTGATTCAGGTGCCGCAGGAAAGCTTCCTTGCCCTCCGCAGGAGTGCTGCCACGCTTGCGTCCAGCCTTCGGCATCGCGGCGACCTCCAAATCGTCGTGGGGGGGATAAAGGGGGGGCAGGTGTATTTCTCATGTATGTATGTATTTACATAAATAAAGGCACGCCTCTAAGGGCGTGCCATATATGTATATGTATCTGCGAGGCGCTCGGCTTGAAGCCTCGCTTATATATGCCCCAAAATAAAAAACCCCTCATATATATATCCCTGTCCAAGGGGGTAAAACAGGACACAGAATCGTCACTTGTGACAAAACTGTTATAAAACACCTACATATACCCATCCAAACCGGACATTAAATAGTAAGCGAATCTAAAAAGCCCCTACGTATACATATGCGCGCCGGCGGCAAGCAATGCCCCGGTCAAGCGTGCCCCCTACCCCCATCGCGTGCCCGATCGCGTGCCGTGCGACCTGCTGCCCATCGACTACGTCACTAGTCGCACCGTGGTCTGACGTATGCCGACCGCGTGCCGACATATATCCGCGCCGATATCGACCGCGCCCGACCTAATGCATGGCACGGCACGGGACAGACTAGGCAACGGTGCAAGGATCGAGCGATACCGAGCGCAGCTCACTACAGGATCCGCGCTCGATTGTCAAGTGATCAAGGGTAATTATGGCAAGTGACATACGTCACACGAATTGATATTGACATGCCACTAGGCATGTCACTAACGTGTTACGCGTACAACTACACAGGGTGCCAGAACGGCAGTTGATACGAACGAAGACAACGGGAACCGACCCGCGTGCGGGAGTATCTTCCACCGTCACGAACGCGTTATGAAAGCCGCGTGAATTGGCACCTATTGAATACAGTCCCTAAGGATAGCCACCGTTACGGATGGAACTACGCCAGAGACTAGCCGCGTGACCGTGCGTCGCTAGATGCTCACCGTAGGAAAGTGCGCAGCGGGATAACAGGGCAACGGTAGGGGAAGCGGTGACGCGCGTGGCGCGGATCCGCGACAGTCTAGAACGGTGACAGAGTCCTAGCGTGCGGTGCCCGTGGTCGATGGTTGATCACGGGCACCAAACGGTAGGCACCATGTCTACCTAGTAGATACGAACGGGAAGGATCGACTATGTCGCTCAAGCCTTCCAAGGATCGCAAGACGGCGAACGGCACTAACCGTGCCGGTACGCAAGCGATCATCCCAAACACATTCGGCCTACCTGCCGGGGATCAATATTCCTGCGGTGGCATGACCGAAGTGTGCGGGGAGATCTGTTACGCGAATAACTTGGAACGTGTGTTCCCTACGGTGAAGGCCAACATGCTTCACAATTGGGAATTAGTGCGGGATGCCGATACTTCAACGGTGTTCGGATTGCTCTCAGAGATGCTCGACGATTTCGTGGTGGCATCGAAGAAGCGTGATCTGCCGTTGATATTCCGCATCCATTGGGATGGTGATTTCCACCGTCCCGAATATGTCCAGGCTTGGATCGATGTCGTGCGCCACTACGGGCACGTTCAATTCTGGGTCTACACCCGGCAAGCATTCGCTGCCGTGCAATTGCATAAAGCGAATCTGCCGAATCTCGCAATGTATTTCAGTATGGATCGGGCCAATCGTCCGGTGGGGGAGATGCTGCGCAAGACCTACGGCATCCGATTGGCTCACTTGGATGAGACTTTCGCCGATGGTGCGGAGGTTATGAAAGAGGTAACCGGCAAGCCTGGAGCTACGTGCCCGGAGAATGCCGGCAAAATCGATCTGATCAACGTCGATGGATCAGCCTGCGCACGGTGCCGGTTGTGTGTCGATGGCAAGGCCGATATCCGATTCAGCAAGACGAAGCGGTGATAGTGACATGACAGTAGTCGGCGAGGATCCTTGCATTATGTGTGATCGACCGGCATTATTCTTTCGACGCGAACATGGGTTCTGCGCCCATTGTTGGAAAGTGAGATGCGAATGAATGACGAACTAGTGATAGGCCAGACCTACACACGCGAAGAGTTGAATCAATTGATGGGCGTGCCCTTCGACTGCGATTGTTCAATCGTGGCACCTGGGCATGTCTGCGAAGAATAGGGAGATACGAATGAGTAAGTACGACAAGTACATTCAACAGGAATGGGGAGGCCTGGTCGGTCGGAAGATCGTCAAGGTTCGCGCCATGCACCAGGAAGAGATGGATCTCTTCGACTGGTATGACGGTGGCAGCGTTGCCATCGTGATTCACCTAGATGACGGCACCCTGCTGGTGCCTAGCCAAGATCCCGAAGGCAATGGAGCGGGACACATATTCGTGGAAGGGCCGGAAGATGATTGATCCAGATTCGCAGGGCGCACTTGATGCGACCCGCGCCAAGATGTTGCAGGTTCAGACCCTGTTGCTCGAGGTCTGTGAACTTGCCTCGGACGATCTAGTCCACGACTACCTGAATGATGCCTTTGGCGATTGGCAGGCAGAAATTCAAGGATCGCTTGACGAAGTCGCTCATGTCTTCGGACTGGTGGCGACAGAGTGCTACAACAATTGGAGGGATCGACAATGACACTCACCGATGAGATGCAATACGACTACATCAATGACTTGATGACCAGCACGCCTGATGCGCGGATCGATCTGCCTGACGGCTACTACTTGGAATTTTCACCCATCCGATAATCACATATCAGAAAGGATACGAATATGGGCGACAGAGCAGTCGTGGGTTTTGCAGATAACTCACGCACACCCAAGGAACAAACGCTGTTCCTCTACTCCCATTGGGGAGGAAGCACCATGCAGGAGGATGTGGCAGCCGCATTGCTGCATGCATATCCACGTTGGACTGACCCGGCGTATGCCACGCGCATGGCAACGTCGTACATCTTCGGGCCAGATGCGCACAAGACACAGACTGGCTTTGGTCTATCTGTCGGGTCGTTTGCGATGCCCGACTACAGCAATCTGACTGTGGTCTATTGGGAAGACCAAGAGGTCTGGATCCGCGACGATGAGACCTACGAAAAGCAAGTCTCCATCCCGTTCGCGGGATTCATCCACCGATACCTGCCTGCCTCGATGTGGCAGCCGGGAACGTCGATGTTGGGGATCAATGCCGAGCAGGTGGCGACATGACCAGCAAGTGCTACGTCTGCGACCAGCAAGCGGTGTGGAAGTTGGATCGGGCTGCCGATGCGCAGCCAAGCACCTACAGGTGTACATGCAAGTGCCACGAGGTGACGAAATGACATTCACCGTGACGTTGGAGATCCAAACGCTAGATCACAAAGACCCAAACGAATGGGACTGGAACGCAATCTTGGAAGACCTCGTGTGGTCTGTCCAAGTCAGGAAGGAAGGTGCGTGATGGAACACATCTGTTGGATCGATGACACGTTGTGTGAAGAGTGCGGAGGGAGTGAGTAATGGGCATCTTCATCATTTTCATACTGCTCGTCATTGTCGGAGCAGTCATCCTCGCCCACCACATGGGCACCGATTACGGATACGAACACGGCTACAACGATGCAAGGAGGGATAGTGAAAAGCACAGAGATACACGCATACGAAACACACGATGACGACAAAGGCCAGTACTGGAATGTCTGGCGGGAGTGGACGAACGGTGACGATGCCGAATGGCTACTCGCCGTGACCTACGAAGGTCTCATCACGTTTGAGAACGTGCTGGTGCCTATGGGGGAGTCGATCATCCGGCACGAAGCTGAGCCAGAACCGGCGTGGAATGAGCCGATCACAGAGCACATCGCCGTCATTGACATCACTCAATGGTTACATCGCAGAACGGAGCCAGCATGAAACCTATGACGTTCGTGTCCCTGTTCGCCGGCGTTGGGGGGTTTGACCTCGGCTTCGAGCGAGCAGGGATGGAGTGCATCGGACAAGTAGAGCGAGACAAGAGAGCGAGGGAAGTACTGGATGCACGCTTCCCAGACATACCCAAGCACGACGACGTACAAACAGCAGAAAGGTGGGCACATGAACAGGGTCTCGTGGGACGAACGGACGTTGTCTGTGGAGGGTTCCCTTGCCAGGACGTATCCGTTGCGGGACGACGCGCAGGACTTGCCGGATCCCGATCCGGTCTTTTCTGGGACGCACTCTCTTTCGCGCAGACTGTCGAAGCGAGATGGCTTGTCTTGGAGAACGTGCCAGGACTTCTATCAAGCAACGAGGGACGCGATTTCGGAGTCGTCCTCTCTGCGCTTTCCGACGCAGGGTATAGCCACATCGAGTGGCGAGTTCTGGATTCGCAGTTCTTCGGAGTTCCCCAACGTCGTCGTAGAGTCTTCATTGTCGCATGTACTGGAGACATCGGTCGACGACAAGTACTTACTGAGTCCGAAAGCGTGCGCCGGGGTCTTGCGCAGAGCAAGCAGACGAGGCAAGACGTTGCCGGAACCCTTGGCGGTGGCTCTGGAGATCGTGGCTGGTCGTCAGACACCGACCGAATGACCTTCGTGCCATACGTCAAGTCACGGAGGGCACAGAACGACGAGGACTACGAGACATGGATCGACCGACCTATCTCACCCACGTTGAATGCCTTCGACAACACGACAGAGAGCCGAGCAACGGTGCTGGCTTTCTACTCCACGGGTGGGGGCAACGATGCCCCGGTGGAGGATCTCTCACCGACCGTGAAGGTGGGTTCGTCGGGCAGCTGCGCACCCGAAGCCATCGCCCAGGAGCAAGCGGTACGCAGGCTCACACCCACCGAATGCGAGCGACTGCAGGGGTTCCCCGACGGATGGACAGACATGGTGGCTGACTCCCATCGATACAGGCAGATGGGCAACGCCGTGACCGTGAACGTAGCCAACTACGTGGGGGACTGTATCCGCGTGTCGGATAGTCACATATCAGAAAGCAGCCTACAATCGAAGCCGAAAGGAGCCTGATGTCTACACTCAAAGATGAGACCTACATAACGAACCTCATGGCACGACGCATGTACATCGAATGGTGCGTTCACAAGAAGATCGAGCCACGGCCTTGGCCTTACAGCGGGGACAACTTCCGTGCCTACGCCAACCTCACCCTGAACTACACCGGGTGGGACGACGAGACCATCCCGAAACTGGAGCGTGACTGCCTCGGTGCAGATGGGGGCGTGAAGTGATCCAAGAGTGGGTGTTTTGCGACGGCATCGACTGCGACCAAGCAGCACCGATGCACAGTTTCGTGCCCGATACGTGGATGCAGCACATGGGCAAGCAGTTCTGCAACGTCGTATGTCTGCAGTCTTTCCTCGTTCCCGCATAGTTACTCATCACTAGGGAGTCGTCATGCTTGAAGCAGTTCTCATGTCTACCGTGCTTGCCCGTGGCCCCGACCTTCCCGTCGTGAAAGAGACGGGGGAGAAGCATCATCCATCTAGCGTGTCGATGTATCAGGGTGACCTGTACGTCAAGAAACACAACAGCATTCGTCTGTGCATTCGTGATCGTGAGAGCAACGACATCTACTCAGCGGTGTCGAAGGCACCGAATACGTACCGTGGTGCGTATCAGATGAATGATGCGTTGATCGATGGTGCAGCGTGGGTGATTCAGAAGCAACTGCGCAGCGAGGGTTACTCACGTAAGCAGGCACGCAAGATCCGCAAAGAGATTCAAGCCACCAAGGGCAACCAGATCAGTATCTACTGGCAGGACAGGATTTTCTGGACGATCTGGCGTGAGGGCGAAGGCCGCATGCATTGGTACCACACCGTGCCGGGGACGGCGTGCTTCTGAAGTTCTGGAAACGCAAAAAAGCCCCTATTTTTAGGGGTTTTCCAGCCCCTTTCGCCGGCATGGAGACAGATGGTGCCGACTACCGAGGCATACCTGCCATGTCGTGTCCGTGTGGATGTGAATGGTTGGTGATGTGTTTTTCCTATGACCCCGTCGAACGTCTGCCGGGGTTCTATTTGCTCGATGGAATGTGTGCAGCGTGCGGTGCGCTGCTCACTCTGGCAACACCATTGGATGGAGGAGAATATGACGAATACGTGTAAGCCATGCAAGCAAGCCGCCGCTGCCAACGAGCGTGCAGTTGAGCTGGAGCATTACAACCAACCGAAGAAAGCAGCCGAAGCGTTCATGGTTGCTCAAGCATTTCACGATGAGTGCCGCAGCTGCGACTGCGCACATGAGATCGGTGTGCACTAAGTGAGTGAGTGCTTCTGGTGTGAAACTGAATACGACGGAACGTATTACCGATGGCTATGCCCCACCTGTGGGGCCAAGGGAAACTGTTGCGAAGGAGAACCATGCACAATCGAGTGAAGTTATCTGGATGGGTAGTAGGTAAGGCACCTCTTGCTACTGCCGATGATGTCCGTGCCCTAGCTGCATGGCTCAACTACTACAACATCAGCAACGACACCGAGATAGAGGTTGAACGAGGTACGGTCTGGATTGAGATCGTGGGCCAGGACAGCGTGGAGTGGGAGTGGATTGAGTGTGGAGATCACATCCCACCAGCACATGCACACGACATCATCGTTCCCACCCATACTCATGTTGACGGCGGCCCGTCCATGCCAGCGAAGCCGGCAAAGGACAAGAGCCAATGACGTACTGGGAGCCGGTACCTACACCGGATCGCTACCTCGAACCACCTGAACCCACATCAGATGACCCTGAGTACTGCTTCGAATGTGGGGAAAGTCCTTGTGGATGTGTAGCCAACATGATGTGGGCTAGACAGTACATGAGAAGGCAGAAGGGTGACTCACCTAAGGAAGGGTGACTCTCCTCCTAACCTCTCAACCATCTTGTCCATCACGCGAGCCTCACGACGTTTCACCGTGCGGGGATGCACATCCAGGCTGACAGCGACGATCTCCACATCTAGCCCACCGTCCCGATACAAAGCCTCGAGCAGTTGCTGCTCTGTCTTCTTCAACGAGTAGAACGATGACCTGATGTCGGCGATCATGGTGAGCCTGTTGTTTCCCTCGCTGGGCCGGGTCGGTGCCTTGATGTCTGCGCTGTACCGCACACCACCACCATTCCAGTCGTCCTCATCCCAGATATCTGGCAACACTTCGCGGATTATCTGTGCTGAGTAGTAGAAAGAGTCACCTTTCGTCAACCCTGACTTGACCCGACGCTCCTTCGCCACGACCGTTAAGCACCGTTGCCGGCAGGCATTTCGCAGTTTGTTCTCACCGTGACGACCCTGTGTCCTCCAATGAGAGACCTTGTCGTAGTGCTGGATCATCCAGAGTGCAGCCTCCTGCACCAGATCGTCGGCAGATACAAGCCCCCGTGCGCTTCGTGCGGCTGACAAGGCTCCCTGTCGGGATAGCTTCATTTCTTGAGAGGTGAAATCAATTACCTCATTCACGGGGGAAATGCTCCAATCGATTAGAAGTTGTACAGGACACCCTCAACGGTGAATGACCTGTTGTGGATGGGTATGGGCACGGGCGTTACGTGCTTGCCTTCGACGTACAACATCCCGAAGCCCATCTGCCAGTTCTTGAACTTGGCGTAGCGCATGCCGGGGGAGTTGAAGTCAGCCAATGTGCCGACCTCAAACCCGGTCAGAGTCCTTGGCTTCTTGTCACCTAGGTATGTGAAGGTGTGGCTGGCGATGCCCTGACGATGCGTGTGTCCACAGACCACACTCTTTCCCGCTCGCTTGATAGCGAGGTTCAAGGCTGTCTGCCCTGCGACCGATGACATGGTGCCCTCGTCGCCGTGCATCAGGAGCCAGCCAGGAGCTGGCGACCACGGCTCTTGGTGGTACGTGATGCCTAGTTCATCGAACTTGTAGAACTCCTCGAGCCGCATCTCTGGGATCGTTTCGAACGCCGGCACCCGTGCGAGTGCAGCGAACCAACGATCCAAGTGGTTCGACCGAGTGATGTGCTTGACCTGCAACATGCGCAGAACTTCGACCACACGGTCACGCTCCTTGCCCAGATCCCCGTCGTACATGGATCGGGTGTTGAGGCTGTAGCGAGATATGGGCGCAAGGTCGGACTCGTCGCCTACCGAGATCACATCGTCTGGCTTGTATTCCTCAATGAATTGTGCGACCGCATTCACCGCACGCTTCGACTCAAACGGGATTTGAAGGTCGCTGATAACGACAATCGTCTTCATGCCCTCTCCTCAATCTCGTGTTTCCACCGGGCCAACTTGATGTCCAGAAAGGTCAAGTAGTTGACGGCATCAGCCAGTTCGTCCCGCATCTCATTGATGAGGCGGTGAGGATCCATGTCCTCAAAGGCCTGCTTGTTGCCGTAGGAGTACTCACGAGACCCCGTGCCCTGCAGGCGCAGGCGTGCGTAGTTGGTGAACCTGCGCTGTGACTCAGCCAGCTGCTCGACGGTCATCCCGTATTCGGGGTGTTGTGCCGGGGCAATGGGTATACCGCCAGCACGATCTTCCCTGTCTGCCTGTTGTGGCTTTCGATCCGTATTCCCAAGGAATTCAGCGAGAGCAGGATGCTCTCCCAGTCCTGTTGATTCAGCATTCATATCCCCATCCGTTTCTTGAGACCGTCACTACCTTCTGATAGGTAAACATCATTGACATCCATGCTGTCTGGCATCGGGATGACAACAGCCGTATCAACGGCAGTCGCAATAGCTCTACCAAGTTCCTTGCCTGCTGCGTCTCCGTCACACAAGACGTACACCCGGCTGTAGTCCTGAAAGGCTCTCCAGTAGAACGGCTTCCAGCCCTTGGCACCGGGCAGCCCAACAGCCGGTATGACCGTGGATGCACACATCGTGTCCAGTTCCCCCTCACACACGGCGATCACCGAACTGTCAATCTCAAACGCTTTGACGTTATAGATGAGTTGTTGTGCGCCAGCTCGGGACAAGTACTTTGGTTGTCCGTCATCGACCACAGAGCGGAAGCGAATGTCCACGACACCCGACGGCGTGTCATAGGGGATAGCGAGGCGGTTGCGGTAGTCCTCATGTCCGACCACGGGATCCTTCACGTAGCCGAGGCGAAATGAAGCCGCCATGCTTTGAGTTATTCCTCGAGCGTCCAGATAGTGGCCTATTTCTCTGATCTGACTCTCGTATGCCTGGGTTGCTTCTTCCAGTAAGTTCCTGGCATCGTCTGACAGCATCTTTGTAGTCCACTCCGTCCATATATTTCACGACTGATATTGCGTTGCCCTTTAGATCGCACGCCATGCATGCGACAAGTCCTTCATCGGTATTGACCCGGCATGAAGCGACGGAATCGTCATGCGCCATGCACTTCACGGTGAACCAGCCACGTTTCCCCATCGGGATCTTGAAGCCGTAGTTCTCCAGCACCGGGACAATGTCGAAGTTCACGCAGCCTGACCTTTTCGATAGTCAGTCTTCGCCTGCAATAGGCGCTCATACGTCTCACGCTTCTGCGCATCCATGTTTTCGATAGCGTCATCAAGTTCTTCCAGAAGCCGCTCGATGATGCGGTCACGATCTGCCATTCCCCGCCTACGCCACTTGATCTTGCTGCGCTTACTGGCTGTCGTGCCACCCCAGATCCCGTACTGCATATCAAGGTCGAATGCTTCGCGTAGACACTCAGCACGAACAGGACAACTGGCACATATTTGGAAGACTGGATTCCACCTGTTGTTCGTACCGTCTTCGGGGAACCACATGTCGGGATCGACGCTTCTGCATACGGCTTGTTCAGTCCATTCACTCACCGTTGATTCTCCTTATCTCTTGTGCGATTTGTTCTAGTGCGTTTGCTGTAGATAGATCTGCTTGACCGAGGTACACCTGAACTCGCGTGTACCCATCGGCCTGTCGTTCCTTGATGCAGGGAAGTTCCTTGGTGTAGATCTGTGCGATCAGTTCGTTGCCGTACCTGTACTGGTTAGTCGCAAGGGTCAGGCTGCAGCGACCATCGACAAGGCTCTTGACTCCTTGCCCTGACCACTCACCACGTACCTGCTCACCGTCCCGTTCCCACATGTAGAACGTGATCCCGTGGGCCTTGTCGCCCTGCCGGGTGTCTTGACGGTGCATCCAGCTGCTCATCCCAGCCCGTTCCACCTCAACAGGTTGACCAACTGATCCAAGGTCAACGTGACCCGCGCCTCACCTATGCTCTTGTTGCGGGTCTTCGTAACGACAGCACCGATGGTGGGCACACCGAACTTCATCTCGTGGTTGCACGCTTCTATGTCGGCCTCGCGTAGCCACTCAGCCATCTCCTGCTTCTTGCAATTCTTGGCCTCAATCACGAGCGTTACGTCCTTGCTCACCGTCAGTTCGACATCACCGATGTCCTTGCTGCCAGCACGAGGCAAACGCCGAGCCTTCATCCCCGACTCGTTCAGATGGTCGGAAATATCGCTCTCAAAGCGACTGCCCTTGACCTTGTTGTACTTCTGGCTACTCACTTGGCATCCCTGATGAGCATGCGAGATGGGTCGTACTCCATGTAGAAGGCCTTGCGACCTGACGGGTCAGCGGGGCCGTAACGATTCTTGACCGCGCACATCATCATGTAGTGCGGTGCAGGCGCAATCGTCATAATCATCGACGGAATCTGCGCGATCTTCCCGTGCAAGGCAGAGCGTGGAGGACACGGATTGGATTCAGCCGCCTCACTCGTGTGATGAAGGACGAGGAACGCTGCGCCCGTGTCCCGACTCCACCACTTGATCTCACGCATCAATGATCGAAGTGAAGAGAATTCGTCTCCGGTCTCATGTGTGAAGTCGACGGCGTTATCAAGAATGACAAGTTGTGGGTCGCTGCCTTTGAGCAGGCGATAAAGCTCGATCTGGTCTTCTAGGTCAGCGATAGCGGGGTTGGAGTCCATCATCCAACTGATGTGCTTGCCCTGACTGGAGATCATCTCGCTGGCCCATTGCGGGTTTTGCATGTGCTGCTCAACCTCGAGCTGAGGGAGGTCACCGATCATGGAGATCAAACGCAAAGCCATCGTGGACTCGTGGCTGTCGCACGACGCATAGAGCGTCGGCACTTGTGACCGCAGGGCGATAGCCAAGGCGAGGGTGGACTTACCCGCACCGGGTGGGCCAGCAATCATGCTGACCTCACCACGGCGCAGGCTGACGTTGTTCTCACTCCACGAGGCAAAGGGGAGCGGAACAACGGCGGTGTTTCGGTCGATCTGACGAACGACACGCTCAAGTTTTCTCATTAGGCAGGAAAGTTGTTCCACTCAGGAGTGCCCTGCTTCACGAACTTGGGCTGATCAAAGCCCTTACCGCGAGCGTCGAACCAGCCCTTCCACGGGCCTTTGGCGCTCGTGCCTGTCTTTGGCTCCATCGGCTGACCGATAGACGACAGCGGTGCAGCCGCATTGGTGAACGAACCACCGAAGGAATCACCCGAAGGAGGCGGTGGTGGGGGAGGAGTAGCACCCGTCATACCGGACGAGACGACGTTGCCAGCGGCAGCGATCTTCTGTTCCAGATCAAGGATCTCCTGAATGTGGTCGTGAATCACAGCCACACTCATGCGGAACGACTCTTCGGAGTCGCCCTTAGCGTTAATCAACGTGCCCTTCCCAGTCTTGAAGGACGCTTGCATCATTTGAGCGTTTTCACTCACTTGTTTCCCTTTCTACTATCGGTAGTGCCATGTAACTATCAGGGGTTAAAGCTGGGTTCCATGCGTAGCAATGCTCACGGACATCGCAGTAGCCGCAGGCCTGCGACAGGTTGGGCACGTACTTGCCTGCATGGATCTGGTCGTAGACATCGACGCACCAGCGTCGAACTGTCTCGATGGGGAGGATGTTCAGATTGTGGATGGTGTCCAACGCTCCTTCACGTGCCATCCAGTAGGCACCCCTAGGGATGTCGATCCCGAACTGGTCGAAGATGGCGAGCCGGTAGATGGCGAGCTGGAGGGAGTTCGACGGAGTCTTCCCGGTCTTGAGGTCAACGATGATGAGGTCGCCGGTCTGGGAGTCCTCAAAGACTCGATCGATGAAGCACTTCAGGTACACGCCTTCAGAGATCTCAAGGTTGATGGCGAGTTCGATAGCAGGTGTGCCCTGGGGAGTGCGCCAGATACGCATATTGGGGTAAGCATCACGCCACACGGCGTAGTTATGCACCAGTTGTGGGCCTTCAACGCGCCACCACGACTCGTCTTCCTTGTGGGGGTACGCCTTCGAGCGCCTGCCTCCAGCCCTCCACTCCACATCGGGCTTGGCTGCCTTGGCATCATCAAGATGCTTGTTGAATGTGGCAAGTGCTGAGTCGTAAGTCGTCGCATCCATCACGCCAGACCCTTCTCGATGAGGGCGTGGTCGATCACATCGGCGGCTGAGTGAACAGCCGTGCCGCCTTCAAGGAACCACGCAGGCTGCGTCTCAACCTGTTCCACGCGGGTCAGCCGGTACTTCTCCTGACACGCCAAAAAAGTAGTCATTTGAGAGTTGCTCAAGTGAGGCGGGGGAGTCTTCGACACGGTCAATATCCCTTTCTAACGTGATCAGTTGCCCGTAGGGGTGGCGTATGTAATCCGCGAAGTACACGCGCTCTTGGTCGATGCCGAGTGTTTGCATGATCTGATCCCACTCGTCGTAGTCCCAGCCGATGGGAGCCATGACGGTGATCTTGCTTGGCATCACCGTTACCTGAACTGCATATTGGTACTTCATAGTAACTCCATACTGCCATTGCTAGCATTGTCTGGCTAGTCAGACACGCCGATCAATTTGGATATGCCAACCGTAGACCGACCCTGTGACAGTCGGCGCTACCCCAGGAGGGGATGACCCACCAAGGGC